GCGCGGTCGCGTGCAGGGGCCTTCCGGTCCTTGCACCCGCACTCAGGGCAGTTGACCTCATCGGTCGCGGTGCCGCAGTGGGCGCACTCACCGCCGATTGGGTCTTCCTCCTCCTCGTCGGCGACCAGGTTTTCCTCGCCCGAGGGATCAACCTCTTCGCCGGGATCAACAACGTCCTCGGCGTCCGGCCGCTCGCCCGCACCCAGCACCTCTTCAAGCTCGGCCGGGTCGGCGTCTTCGGTCTGATGCTCAGGTTCTTGGGCTTCCTCGCCCAGGAACTGGTCGATCAAGCCCTTGAGCTCAGAGATGTCGGTGTCCTTGCCGCGCTTGTCGCCGCCGGCCGCGTCGTAGAGCTTGTCCAGCGCGTCGTGCATAGCCTTGCGCCGGCCGTCAGCCGCCGTACCCTCGTCCTCGTCAACGGGATCGATAACGGGTTCGTCCTTCGCCTTGCGACCTTTCTTGTCGCGGCTCTCGGTCACCTCGAACAGGTCCGGGTCGGTGTCCTTGATCTTGCCTACGTCGGACGCCATCTCGGCCAGTTCCTCGGGTGACGTGTCAGCATCTGCCGCCTTGGCTTTGAGACCGAGGCCGAAGATGTGTAACAGGTTATTTTTCACCTTAGGCTTCTCCTTGGTTCTTGTTGTTACTGCGTGATTGTCAGCCGCCGCATGCCCGTTCCCGAGCCCAGGCGGCGAAGCCTCGGGTTCGGGCGGAGCGACGATAGGGGGAGGGCTTAAACTCTGTGCATCGGGCGGCGCTGCGTCCATGATCCTGACGTCATCGCCGGCGCGGCCCTTGGGAACCACCGCGTTGTGATTGCCGACCATGCCGCACTGGATGATCTTCTCGCCGTCACGTGCGATCTCGTAGTCGTAGCCGAGACTGATCTCACGCGCCACCTTGTCCCGCACCTTCGAGACCAGCGGCTCACCGGAGATTACCAAGTCAGCCACCAACGGCCAGTCACCAGACGGCAGCGGCTCCTCGCCGCGCCGCACGTTCTGAATGTGCCCCTTGGCGTAGTCGTTGAAGTTCTGCGGAGTCACCCAGTCCGGTGGATGACCGTCCGTAACGGGGCGACCCTCCAGGCTGGCGATGAACTCGGGCGAGAAGACCTCGGACTCGGGCCGGTAGAGGTCGATGCTCGCGGACGGGTTCGACATATCTACGCCAAGGTCCTTGGCGGCTTGCTGCGGCAAATCGCGGCAGGCGTAGGTCTGCCACCCGGAGCGCGCGATGGGGCAGGCCTCAATCACCAGGCTGCCGTCGTCCATCTGGCGAATGTTCTCGGTCAGCGGCGACGCCAGGAAACCGTGCGCGGTGATGGTCAGCTCTTCTTGGTCTACGGGCATCAGCAGTGCTCCTTCCAGATCCTCATCGCCAGGGTCTTCCTGGCCAGCGCCATGGCGGCCAGGAAGCGAAGTCTGGCCCGCCAGGTGAAGTGACGCATCTTCTTCCTTCTCATGACGGCGGGTTGTAGATGCAGTCGGTGGGCTTGTACCTGGGAGCGGCATCTCGGGGTTCGTGAGCATTACGCTCTCGCAACTCAGTCTCCAACTCCTTAATACGAGACTTTGAAGTTGCTAAGTTGTACGAACGAAGAGCGCGCAACTGTTCGCGTATTTCAGCCACGGTCATGGCACCGACCTTGTCAACGTCCTTCCCCGAGCCAGACGCGATGGCGCGGTGCAAGGCGCACAGCGGCGGGCCACCTAGTTGCCGGGTCTTCTCCGAGACTGACTTGCCGCACTTCTGGCATTTAAGGCCGCCCAGTGGTGGGCGATCGTCCTTCACGGGCACCGGAAGTGGGAGGGCGTCCTTTGCAGGAACCAGTTGCTCCAATGCCACCTCACGCACTGCACCGTCATCAAACTTTACCTTGCACCAACCTAGCTCGTAACTGATTACGGTTGCTTTGTGTGTGCCGAGCTTTGTGACGCCTGTGACTATCACTCGACTGCCCTTCCCGATAGCGTCCTTCCCAAACGAACTCGACAGTTCCTTGTCAGTCCGTGGGCGGTAGACTTCCTTCTCCTCGCCGGGCCGCAAAGCCACGCTCTGCAGCGGCTTTGAGATATGCACCGGCTTAGGCAGGGTCTTCCAGGTGACGGTGCCTTCGTCCTTCGTTCCTGCGCGCTCAGCAATTTCACTTGCGTGTATCTGTGCTCGACGATCAGAGTCTTTTTTGCGACACTGCGCGCACAGAAAATTGTTACTGCTGATCTTCTTGCCACAGCCTTCGCACTCTGATGAGGCATCGCCCACCGGCACCGGCTCAGGCAACCTTGTGTCTCTGCTCTTCCCAGCTTTGCTCATCGCTATCGCCACAGCTTGATCCTCCGGTTTTCCATGATGACGTTCGATCGCGATGTTTTGCGAGACGGCCTTTTGAGAGTTGCCGCTGACGAGTGGCATCGCTTTAGCTCCCTGTCTCGATGGCCACGGTAGCGAAGACACTTGAAGCGTAGGTAGACCCACCCTGAATGATGCCAGCGATGTAGGTGGCCGCTCCGATGGCGAATACCCGCTGACGCCCAGGCATCACCAAGAAGCTGGCGCCAACCACGGCTGTGACGGTGTTCGAGCCTAGCGCCACATAGACCGGGATAGACCCAAGGTTGCTCACTACCACTAGAGTGTCAGAGCCGCCAACCTGCGCTCCTGGGAGTGCGATTCGAGAAGTGGCGGCACCGAATGAGCCGCCGATTGCGCCATCTGGCGTAAAGGCGGGAAGAGTTTGAACTGCCATGATACTTTCTCCTTACTTGAGGTGCCACTCTTACGGTGTTACCAACGATATACTGACAAGCGTCCCAGGCATAGGCAGGAACGAGAGCGCGAAGATCGTGTTCGACCCGTTGATCGCGCCATTCGGCGTGTCCTGCGTGGGCAGTATGTTCTGGTTGTACCAGACTCCGGCTAGGGACATGGGTGAGGCTCCTTACTTCACGCGCCGCATCGGCGTCTTTGATGCGTCTGGTTGAAAACCGCCACGATCAATTCGCTGCTGCATAGCGGTTATAGCTTCGGCCTCGGTGCTCGCTTGAATACCGCCGCCACTACTATCGCCACGATAGTGTGCATCCACGACGGTCTGACCATTAGCCAGCTTGAAAGCAGGGTTAAAGTACAGGTCAACCCAGTATTTTCCAGTCTTCGATTCCCACCTCGCAATCTTGCGCTCTTCATCCTTTGCCTTCACCCTATCCATCACGGCGTCGAGGGCGCGGTGTAATCTTACGGGGACTTTACGGAGTGAGTCGGTGGCGCGACTACGCATTACGGCCGCGCCCAATGCCTTCCACAAAGCCTCGCGATCATATGGGTCTAAGTAGGTGATATCTTTCTTGGCCCACTTAGGATCGATATCAAACTTCTTCAACCAAGCCAGCTTATGCGCCAAGTCCTGCTTTCCCCACGCAACCATTCCTAGATCGCGCTCTGAATCACCATCCTTCGCTCTCGTCTTCACAGGCACCACCACACACTCTCCAGTCTTCGTCGAAATGTGATACTCAGGTTCGTGGAACAGGTCCTCGCCCAGGAGGCATTTGGTTACCTCGGTGATCTTGCCGTTGGGCAGTTTGATGAGGGCACCGGGCTTGTAGGGAAAAGAATCAGCGTCTTCTGCTCTAGCGCCCAGCATCTTGAAACGATCAGCGCCTTTGCCGTGTGCACTACCAACGAACGCACCGCCACGCCAGGTAGCAATTTCCCATTCACCACGCTGATTAACTTTAACCAGACGTTCCAGATCTGGTTCATCAGTCGACGGTTCTTTTCCCACCTTCCACATCTTTTGACGATATATACTTGTACCGCCGTCATCACGCGCCCAACGCAGACCAATACTACGGAGGACGTCAATCACAGCCATCTTAGCTGACGTGTAATGCCCCGCGTCCCTCGCCGTAGTCCGCCGCGCCAAGCTCTCAAGGACATCCAGCACGTGGTGAGTCATCATGAACGCGCGCTCGGTCCACCCGACGAAGTGAGGGTTGTCGCCTTGCCGCTCAGCATCGCGAGCCATGGCCAGAAACGATGAAGCGTGGGCTAAGACCGTCTGCCACTTGGCTTTGTCCGAGATGCGACTGGCATCGAGCAGTGCCTTTGTCTCACCAAGCAGCCTGGACACTTCCTGCCAAGACCGTCGCGGCGTAGCCTTGATCTCGTTATGACGTGTGTAGACTGGCGTGATCGCCGCTTGAAGCGCTAAGCCGCTGAGCATTGAGTCCTTGGCCTTTTCACCACTTAGCGGGTGGACTGGATAACCGCGCATCCACCGCTGCACTTCGCCCGTGGACTTCTTTCCAAAGTCATTTGTAGAAAGTCGCTTAGCATTATCGAGCTTATACCCAGCATCCACGAGCCGATGTGTTGCGTCAATGTAGTACTTTTGGCCGTTGACCTCGACTACGCCGGCATTGCTACCCGGTGGCCGGTAGATAACATAGGCCACCTTGTCTTCATCCTTCGCCCTTCCTCTCAACGGCAGCAACATCCCCCAGCGCTCAGGCTTGACCAGACCGCGGCCTGTGTTATCTTGCGGGTGAGGATCGTGCACGATCTTGCCGTTCAGGCCAACGACGGCGTGCTGACCGCCACGAGGTGAGATACCCTCAATGATGTGGTAGCCGACCGGGGCTGGTCTGTCTTCGATGGGCACCTGTCGATACTCAAGACCACGCTTGGCAAGCCATTGATAAACGTCCGGTGAATCTTCGTACCCCGGAACACTAGCCTCTGGCACTTCGAGTATCGACGCCACGCAGGCCGGGAAGCAACGGCCGTGCGCGCCAACCTTGGACTGCGTGACCGGCTTCATGGAACCACCTTCCCCATCGCGGCGCCGATGACCATCAGCACTATGACAGCCAGGCCGAAGACCAAGAGCAATGCGGTTTGTTCCACGTTGGTCTTCATCCCAGGTCCCCAGATACCTTGAGCATCAACAGCGTAAGCAAGGTTCCAAGTACGACGGCCCAGGTCAAAGCAAGCAGTTCAGCTTTACAAGCGTCTGTCACGCAGTCACACTCCCGAGGCCAGGCAAGCCGGCTTCTTAGGATCACGATCATTCAGCCACCGCTTGAAGTCCTCGACACTCATCGGCGTCCAGTCCATGAGGACGTCCTTAGCGCGATGGTGCCCAGCGTCGTAAGCTTTCAGCGCCGCGGCTTGTGATGGGAAGCCCAGCATCACCTTTGTTTCGTCAAAGCCCTTCTGAGGCGGCAGGTGCTTCTGATCGATGAGGTAGACGTACGTCGCCTCAGGATCAGGTCCTACGTAGGCATCCAGTGCGTCCCCGTCAGCCCCCGGCGCATCCTGTATGTAACCGTAGTCGGCAGGCATGACAACGCGCCAGTCCTTACCGTGACGAGTGAAGCCCTTCGGAGTCTCGACGTGGACCGTAAGGCCGTGAATGAAGTGGGTTCCCTGCGCAGGACCGTCAGAGTCTTTGGCTCTAGAACGAAGTGCTGGTAGACTCGTTGCAGCCTTTACCGCGATTGACAGTTTAGGATTTGAAAGCTGCCTTTCCAAATTCTGTACTAAACCTAAAAGTCGATCAGCGTCTTGATAGCATTCAGCGTTTTCAGCGGCATAAAATTTACGTAGTAACTGCCGCGCAGTTTTTAACTTAGCGTCATCTTCAATGCTATCATCAGCCTTAGCAACCCTATCTTCTTCCTTCAGGGCCTTCGAGGGTGACGAGGCGGGGTTAAGGCCTGTGACACCTGGGTGCTCTGGCGAGGTCTCTGACGATTCGCCAGAGGAGGCACCGCCCTGCCCGAACAAGTTGCCGCCAATCTCGCCCTCAGACTGAGGCTTGTCACTAAGCGCGGCGATCTCCTCATCGGTGATGTTCGTGAACAGGTTCGTCTTCGTCGAAGATTGCTTCAACTCCTTCGCAGCAGTCTGGGGCGAGATAAGCCCGCCATTCAAGGCCACCATGACTGAGTCAACGATGGACTTTCCAAGCTCTGCCTTGTCCTTGTCATCCGGCACGGCCAGGCTCGGGAAGTTAAGGTCAAGATCGTCCGGCACCTCACCGAGTTCAGAGGCGCAAAGCACCGGGTACAGCTTCTCAAGCTGCGGCCGAAGGTAAGCGTCCTGATCCGTGGCGATTCGCTCGACGTATATCTTCTCATCGCCGTCGCCGGTCTGGCCTAAGCCCGTGATGGTGCGGCCCCAGAGCCTAGCCACTGGGATCTGCGCCGCGCCGCTAACGTCAAGGCAGAATTGCTGGTACACCTCTCCAAGACCGGAGAAGCTGTACTGTGTAGCCTCGATGCCGCCGTCTTTAGGTAGCGGCACCAATGACTGATTGGAGATAAGGTGATTGATGGCCGCCATCCGCTGTTCGAACTTGACACCGGCTTGCCCCGGCATGCCTAGGCCAGAAAGCTGCGCCGCCAGGTCGTCGAACTTCATCCCCAGGATGTTGGCCCTGAACGTAAGGTTGGCGATGTTCCAACTTACGTTGTCCCGCTTCTGCAGTTCCTGGAACACCGGTTCGATGACCGATATCCCCCACATCGAGTACGCTTCCCTTTCAGGCGTCGGTACCGTGGGACCGGTGAATCTCAAAATCCTCGAGGCGTGGACCTTAAAGAACTTCCCGCCCGTGGCCTGAACTGAGTAGGACTTCGGCAGGTTGAAATCGCGCGGCCGGCTGAAGTCGATCTCGTAATCAGAGTCAGGATAGATGCCGGACCAACGATCGAAGGGGCAAAGCCCCAAGAAGCCGCTCAGCGGGATGTCGTCGAGCTTGAGCGGCTCGTCGAGCTCGTTCTCCTGGCCCTTGATGCAGATGAGGCATCCGGCGCCGCCGAAAAGCCGGCCCCAGATCATCGCCGTCAGTAGTTGGTTCTTGGTATTGGTGCGGCGAATCACCTTGTTGATGCGGCCCAGGTCCTTGGGATCGATGTCACTCGTGAGCGTAGGCCAGGCCCTGACCATGTCCTGTGCCGGTACGTCGACGATGCGGCGGGGAATCCAGCCGCCTTCGTAGAGTGAAACCAGTTGCCAGTAATTGTAAGTGAGCCTTACTAGCGGGTACTCGGCGCCCTCGACCAGGTTTGGCGAACCGTAGCCCGTGCGAGCCATGATATTACTGAAAAAGTCCTCTGCTTGCGCGCTGGTTTTTTCCCGCAATCCAATGGCCCGTTCTGTAAAGGTGGCTTGTTTCGACTTTCTACGCGGCATTCGCCAACCTTTCTCGCCGCTCGGCCCATCGGCGTGCTCTCATCTCACTAAAGTGCGCTCTGTACACGGGGTTTTTCCACCTCGCTTTAGACGCCGCACCCATGCGCTTCTTCGTAGCCTCAGATTTTGGGTAGGACTTATTAGGCTGCTTTATGACATGAGCCTTCTTTGGCAGGTTAGCCCAGGCATTTGCATTACACGTTGCCGTGTGCTTCATCCTTCGATCGAAGCGTTTCCAAACTGCACAAGTCATTTTGCTGGTACGTCTACGTTCACGTCGACTTTCGTAGCGTCGCTTACCAGCAATAGATAGCAGGTGGCTAGTTTTGGTGAATACCACGCGCCTCCGCATACTAGCTGTAACTGCTACGCGATAATCTTTTTGCAGCCAACGAAGCACCGCTTGGTCATGCAGTTGTCGACGCGCCGCTTTACTGGCAAATTGACGTCTAGATGCCTCCGCAATCTTATGCCTAGATTGCAAAGATAACCTGTACTGCCCACCACCAGTCGTGAGGTTGTAGCCCCATCCCGTGTCAATGAACGTCCTACGTCGACGCACAAATCGTTTCTCGGCTGCGTTCAACTTGGGCTCAGGCCCACTCCAAATTACCTGAGCTGTAAAGTTCTTCAAACTGTATTTACGAATTGCGCGATACAAAGGCCGCTGGTCGTTACACATGAACGCAGTCTTAATATGCCCAGCCCATCGACACTCAGGCTTGTTAATGGTTTGCCCGACGTACTCCTTGCCATTTACCAAGTTATGAAGTACATAGATGTGCCCAGTACGTTCTTGAGTCTTCACAAAGCCTCATCCTAGCCATCCTAAGTTGGTAGAGGGAAACGTGGCGGATGATTCCACGCTTGTCGGCCTGCAGGACCTATCCCTCAACATCGTTCATACCTCGGCGGGCAGTTCTTTGCAACGATCCAGGTCTGCAGGCTCCAACCAAATGCATTGGTCTTCGCTGTAAGCAGCCGGCCTGACGTCACCGCCCTCGTGGATGAAGGCCCAGAGGAGCCGCTTACCTGGCTCTAACATCGTGCAAAGTATCGACGCCTCTATCTCCAGGCCGTCGATTACCAGTATGTCGTCCTTACGGACAACCAGTCGACGCTTGAAACGCGTGTCTTGGAACAGTCCCACGGCACACCTCGCAGGTCATTGCTGAACGTAAGTCAGGACACCGTTGATTCCGCCTGTTCCAGTACTAACGACGCAGAGGCCGTTTGACGCCGGAGCACCGAACCGCGTACCATCGCCACTAAGCCCTACGGTCGTACCGGTTCCAGGCGACATCACGCCAGTAAGCGCATTAGTGCCAGTACAGTTTGTCGACGTGCCGTACTCGAACTGCGCCGTTGTGGAGGCACCAAACACCAATGTCCCGCCGCATACATACGTAGCCTTGGTACCGCTAATTGCGACGATCTGCGTGGTGGTCGCGGTCGAGATTGCGACGCTAACCGAGGACTTGGCCACCGACGGGTTCTGACACGGGTCGCCCGAACCGGCGACGTTGCCGATGATCTCAGTAGCCACGGGACTGAAGGTAGCGTTGATGACGCCGGCCGTCGGATAGGCGCTTGAGCAGGCAAATGTTGCAACATAGTTGTCGCCGCTCGCTTGACTAGGCGCGATGGTGAAGACCTGCGTGCCGGTGGCGGGGGTAAAGCTAGTCGTGCTGACGGCCGCGCCCGCGGTGGTAACGTTGTTGGGCTCATAGGCCAGCTTCAAGGTGCAACCTGACGGCGAGCCGGTGATCCCAGTCTCGACGATGGTCAGGGTCCCGACACCGGAGAAGTTAGGCAGCCTGATGGCACCGGAGACGGCCGTGGCTGTGGCGGCGGTGCCGGTTAGAAGCGTTACGCCGGACTGGGCCGTGTAGCTTTGGGTGAAGGCGAGAGGCGCCGCCATGCAGAGGCAGGCCGCCAGGAAAGTCACGATCTTGTTGCGCATGACGTCGGTTCTCCTTTGAGGTTGGTTAGTGTTAAACACCCAGGATCTGGGCGTCAAAGCAATCTTGAGGGACTTGGTCTTTGGCTTCTGGTTTCTTGCGTCCGCGCTCCATCTCCTCGGCAAAGCGCTTCTCAGCTTCTGGGCTTACGCGCCCACGGCCTGACGATCCAAACTGGCGCGGATTACCTGTCGACTTCGAGCCGCCACCGGATGTGAACTTACCATCGCGTGGATCACAGCTAGTTTCAGCGTCGTAAACCTTGTACGAATAACCAAGCTTGCCAGTACCGCGGCATACACCGCAGTCACGACGCATGCCGCCATTCACCCGGCCGGTTCCATTACAGTGCGTACAGGTGTTCGATAAGCGATAGTCAAGCGGTTTTATGGCGTCCTTCATCTTTTCGAGTTTTGTGTCGTCGATGTAGTGATTGGTGTGCGACCTATGCTCAAGGCACTTATTGCATAATCCAGACTTTGCACCGCGGCATTTCGTCCTTCGCCGCGGCATCCAGCGCTAAGGCTCTCAGGTCAATCCGTCTCATGCTGTACCTTCGAACGCCGCTAGGAACTGCGGCTTGGTCATCTGGTGAATGGAACCGTTGCGGTAGACCTTACGAGGCCACCCGATGTAGTCGACATCCAGGAGCGGAGCCGTAGTGCAGCGGCAGTTAGGACAACCACCGGGGCCGTAGTGGCCTAGCGATGACTTCTCACCAGCCAGGGCCTCGGGGTCAGGAAGATCAGACCAGGCGAAGATTACCTTGTCCAGGGCCTTGTGCGACTTTCTAACCCGCACGTCCTCTGAGGTAAGCCATTCAGAAAATTGAATACCCAGGTCCTCGCACCTGGCTTGAGTTAATGCAAGACTCGCCTTAGCGGTCTCGGTTCTTGAGATCAAGTGCACTCGGCTCCGCAGCAACTCAGGAAACCGTGTCCTGAGCATCTTCGTCACCGTCGCCGGCCTGGTGCCTGCCTGCTGCGCCGCTCGCACTTCGTGAACGAGCGTCTGTGCGGCGTCGAGCGGGACGGAGCTGATGTACTTGGCGTTGTCCTGAATAAGACGCTGCACCTTGACGCCTAGGCCGCCCTGCATTTCCCTTTGCAGCAAGCGGTAAAGTTCGCGAGACTTTTGGCTCTTGGCCGCGGCGGCGCGCCAGCTCTTCACGTTCTTGGTGTTAGTCCAGAACACCATGCGCCGCGCCAGCAGATCGCTCGCTTCTTGCACGTCTGCATGACGAGTCCGATCAGCCAGTTCCTGCAGCCAAGACTCAAGGTCCTGGCCGGTGCCGATGGGTTTCAGCACCCGGCGAACAATGGACTGAATACCCTGGGCGTACGCCTTCTCCAGACGCTGCGTGGTCTTGAAGACCGTGGACTTGATGGGAGGCATGAGCTACCACTCAAAACCTGGAATAGCCCGTTTAACTGCGGCGTGCGCCTGATCCCACTCTTTTTCAAGTTGAGCAACTTTAGCTGAAGCGATATCCCACTTCTTTTCGAGATCGTATCTATAACGTTGATCGCTTGAAGCGTTTTTATATCGTTCACGTGCTTTGTCTTCAGCAGCATACGCCGGTTGCATTCGTTCCTGAAGACTTTCAAGCCATGCGCGCGCTTTAGCCTGAGACGCTAAAGCGTCACGTGGTGGCGTAGTATTCAGATCTTTCGCCCTTACCGGCAAGACGCCGAGGTCGAAGCAATCAGCAGGGACGCGATCTTTTACCTTAGCGCCGCGTGTCGACTTCTCCTCTAATGCCGTCTCCGGTAGCGTCAACATACGGCCGCCAACATTCACGTGATATTCGTTATCACCTCGTGGCTCTGCCAGTACCGCGACGATCACGCCCTCCTTACCGGTGCGATTAATGTACACTTTGTCGCCAGGTTTGAAGAACGCGGAAGAAGAGTCTTTCGCCCTCGCCGGTCGAGCGTCCAAGACCGCGTCCAGCGCGCGATGCAGCCGGGCCGGGGCCTTGCGCACGGAATCTTTCGCGGGCGTGACTTTCACATTCTTGTGGCCCAGCCGTTCAAGCTCTCTGGCTTCCTTCTCAGCTTCTTGCTTGGAATTAAAATACGAACGAACCATCTGGCCATTAGACTTTTGGCCTTGCACGCTGAATTGTTCCACCGCGTCCTCCGTCCGATATCCCTCGCCCCACCCGCTCGGCGTACCAGGCTCGCGGTCTTTTATTCTGCTTCGCGCGTCCATCACCCGGTCCAGCGCGCGATGAAGCCGGGCCGGGGCTTTGCGAGTGGAATCAGTGGCTTTCTTCTCACGCACTAAGTAACCCATTTTGTAGTAATTCCTTTCACCAGGCGTTAATTGCTTTGTCAAGCGTTTAGCATGCT